ATCAGAAGCAGTTCAAGCCCGTCAAAAAGACCCTGTCTATTCCCTGTTGGCTCAACGATGCCGCCGAATCCGCACACATCAATTTTTCCAGTGTTCTGCAAAAAGGTCTGAAATCCGAACTCGGCATGATTTAACAGAATAACATAGCAAAAGGGAGGCCGTTCACCCCGAACGGTCTCCCTTTCTTCTAAGCAGGGCTCCCCGCAAAAGAGCAGCAACGTGAACTTGGCTCCCCTACTAGGGGAGCCGTCACGCAAAGCGTGACTGAGAGGTTCACCTCACCCCTGCCCACTCATCCTTGCTGTTCTTTGCCTGTTCCTCCTTTTTTGCCGCGTCCTTCACCCACTGGGCAAAGTTCTTTTCCTCATACATGGCCGTCCCGTCCTCTTTGGTCAGGCTCGTCAGCAGCTTCTCCAGCTTCTCCCGGTCGTGGTCGTTGCCCGCCAGATACTCCTCTTTCACCGCATCGGTGATCTCGCTCTTGATCTGGCTGTCCGCTTTGCCCGCCGTCCGCAGCCGCCGGATCTCGTCCTGCACGTCGCTGGTCCTGCCGGTGTCCACCGCTTCAGTCAGGTCATCGTACACGCTGCCCTCGGTGCCGCCCTTGTACAGCTGTTCTGCCTTCTCGTTCACCGCCTTATCGATGAGTTCCCTGAACCGGGCTCTCTGGGCCTTGTCCTCGTCGGTCTCGCCCTTTTCGCCCAGCTTCTTCACGCCGTAGGCCGTACACAGCCGGTCATAGACTTCCTGCTTTGCATCCACCCGTGCTTCCAGGTCACCGGCATTCTTCGCCCTGGCAGCGTCCAGAATGTCCTCATCGTACTTTTTCAGCCGGGCTTTCAGCTGGTCATCTGTCTTGAGCTCCTTGATCTTGCCCTCCGCCAGCATTCGTTCCAGCTTCTTGGTGGCCGCCTGTACTTCCTCGGTGTTTCCGGTCTGGATGGCCTCAAACAGCCGGTCGTACTGCCCGGTGGCGCTGTCCGGGGTGGAATTGAAGTTCTTTTCTCCGGTCTCGTCCCACTGCTTGGCCGTGTCCATCCAGGCAAACACCGCCTGCACATACTTCTTACCGTTGTTGTAGGGCACGCCCACCAGCATCATCAGCTGGCCCGCCGTGTCAGCCCAGGCCCATTTCACGCTGTCGGCATAAGCGTCCAGCTCTTTTTCGGTCATCTCGCCGGTGTCCTTATCCAGCAGGGCGTTCAGCTTGGTCATGCTGGTCACCGCGTCGTTGATGGCCGAAAATCCGGTCATGCTCACGCTGTCGTAGTTGCCGAATACCCTCTTGCTGTGGATGCTCTCCCCCGCCGTCCACAGCTCGCTTCCGCCGGTGTAGTTGCTCACCATGCTGTTGCTGAACTGGTACAAAAAGCTTCCGCCAAGGCTGGCAAGGGTCATATCCCCGTTTTCGTCCTGCAGGTCATCCCACCGGTGCAGAATAAACTTTACCAGTATTCCCAGCCCGGCGATCACCGCCGTCTGCACGCTCTGGCTGATGGCCGCATCCCAGAACCGCTTCAAAGCCTCCGCCCTGTCTGATTTCGCTTTTTCCGCAGCGGCCTTGCACTCCGCCAGCCGGGGCGCGTCGTTTTCGGCCTTTGCTTTCTCCAATGCCGCCTTTGCCTGGTCGTTCCGCTGCCACTGGGCCGCCAGATCCTCCACGGCACTTACCATGATCTGGGCGTTCTGCTGGCGCTGGGTGCTGAACATGCTCAGGGTCTTCAGCATCTGGTTCTTCGAGCGCTGCATTCCTGTCCGCTGCATCACGGTATAGTTGGGCTGTGTCCGCTCCACCACCCGCCGGAACTTACTCATCACGGCTTCCTGGTAAGCCTTGCTGCCGTCCTCCATCGTCTTGGTGGGCAGGTCTGCTTTCGTCAGGTCGTATTCGGCCAGGTTCTTTTGTACATAGTTCTCAGCCCCGTGGAACAGGCTGGCCACCGTCACCTTGTCCATCCAGCCAATGCTTCCGCCCGCAAAGTCTGCCAGAGCGTCCACGGCCCGGGTGCCGTACCGCAGCACCGCGTTCTGGCTGTTCCTGGCCACGTCGTGGGCGGTGCTGAACACGCCCTGTTCTTTCGCCGCGCTGCTCAGTTCCCCCCGGCTGCTGCCCCGCAAGCGGGTGGGCAGCAGGGAATCTCCAAAGCGGTAGGCCCGCTCAACGATGCTGTTCAGCTGGCTGGGCTTCAGGTTCATCACAAACTGCACGGCAGATGCACCGGTTCCGCCCCAGCCCAGCTCTGCCGCTGCCGTGGGCAGGCTTGCTGCCTGCAGCAAGGTCACGTTCAGGTTTCCCGTCAGCACGGCGGCAGCGGCATTGCCCCGCAGCACGCTGCTCAGGTGGTCAAACACCTCGCTGTCTCCCTTGCTCCCGCTCAGGTCGGCCATGGCCTTCTGTATGTACTTGCGTCCGGCCCGTCCCCAGCTCCGTTCAATGGCTCCGTATTGTGTCTCGCCGCCCTGCATACTGTTCAGCACCTTCTCGGCGTTCCGCAGCGGGATCGCCATGCCTGCAAACTGGGCGGCATTTTCTATGCTCTCGCTGGCCTGCTTCACCAGGCCCACCAAAGCCAGGGGCTTGGAGCTGTTCTGTCGGGTCTTCATGTAGCCCTCGCTGCCCACGCTCACGTCCCGGCGCACGCCCTCGTTCTGCTCCACAAGGGTGTTTCTGTCCACGTTCATGTGGATGTAGTTTTCCACCCGGGCACGCTTTACGCCGTACAGGGTCATGCTGGCCTCGTTGATGTACCCCTTTGTCAGCTTGCCCAGCTCCCGGAAATCGCTGATCCACAGGTCATCGTAAGCCGTCAGGTTCTTTTCGATCTCACCAAGGATGCTGGTGCGCAGCGTGTCCTCCCGCTTGCTGATCTCGTAGGCATTCAGCTTGCTGCCGTCCTTGTCGGTGGTCACCAGTTCGCCCAGCGTCACAGTCTCGGAGTATTGCTCTCCCAACCCGGCAAGGCCCTTGGTGGAAAAGCTCATGTCCGCAATGGTGGCCCCGCCGTACAAAAGGTGGTGCATGCCCTGCCTGTTCTGCAACTGTACCCACAGCTCGGTCATCACGTCATGGGTCACCAGCCAGGGCTTGCCGTCCCGGGTCTTTAGCCCGATGTCCACCAGATCGTGGGTAAAGTGGTAAAGCTCCTCGGCATGCTCCGGCCCGGTCACGTTAGAGAAAATGCGCTCACCCTCGGCTTTAATGCGTTCCTTTCGTGCCTGGCCCTCGTTCAGCTGCCGTCCCAGCTGCTCCATGCAGCCGCCGTGGTTGTAGCCGCCCAAACGCTCAAAGTTCCGTTCAATGTTCATGGTATTCAGCTTGTACACGCTGGTCACTTCCCGGAAGATCTTCCCAAATCGGGTATCCTTCCGCTGCTGGCGCACGCTCTTCAGCTCACCGGAAACACCCTCGGCAAAGTCGTCCACCATCACATCCTCTATGCTGCCCAGCATCACATTCTCGTTCTTTACAATAAACAACGTCTTTTCCAGGATCTCACTCAGTTCACGGGTCTGGTCTGCGGTCAGGGTGGCAAGGTTCCCGTCCTGGTAGGCCTTCAGGTCAGCGTTCAGTCGGGCAATGTAGGCCTTTTTCTCCGGGGTATCCTTTTTCAGCCACTTTTCGGCATTCTCGATCTCGCCCCGCAGCTTCTCCATCTCAATTTCCCGGGCCTCGTTCACATCGTTCAGCCAGTCGCTGATCTGCTCCAGCAGCCTGCTCTGCTGCCATTCCATGGCGGCACGGTCTCCCAACTTCACCTCCCGGTCAATGCCCCGGCTCAGGCCTTCCACAGCCTCCCGTATGCTCCCCCCTTCCGGCACCGGGCCGTATGTACCGTTCAATTCTGCCCTCAGCTGTGCCGCCGCCTTGCGGTTGCCAATGGCATCGTTGGCCAGAGCCGCCACGGGCCGAACCTTTTCCAGCAGGTATTCCGGCACATAGCTTTTTTCGTTGGGCTTTTCCAGCATCTGGGTCAGCTGGCTTGTCATCTTATTGATGTTCCGCCGGGTGGTGTCCATCTCCCGGGCATCCCGGGCCTTCTGCAATTGTTTTGCCGCCCGGTCTTTCGCTAGCCGGATGGTGGTGCTCACGCTTTCCCGCTGCTTCCTGGCAAAGGCTTCCGCCTTGTCTGCCCGGGCGTTAGCTTTGGCAGCTTCCAGCCGGAACGGGTCAGCCGCGCTTTCGGCAGCTTCTTTCAGCTCCTGTTCCCGCTTTGCTCGTTCCAGTTCCACCTTCGCCCTCGCTTCCAGCGCCTCCTGCTTTGCCTGCTTGCGCATCTCCTCCCACTGCTTCGTGAACTCCTGCCGGGCCTCGGCGTTCTGCTCGTTGGCCACCTCGGTGCTGTTCATGTACCGCAGCATGATCTGCATGGCAATGTCCTGCTTTGCCCCGTCCCAGTCCTCGCTGTAATCATTCTGCATCACCGGGCGGATGGTGTCATGGGCCGCTGCCATGGCTTCCAGCGCTTCCACAGCGCTGTTGGGCGTTTCGGTGGGGAACAGCCCCGCCCCCAGCTTCTGCAGCTCGGTAAAGTCTGCGTCCCAATGGCTGTGCACCCCTTCTTTGCTCTGGGTGATCTTCACGCCGCGCCGGGCCAGCTCCTTGCGTGCGTTGGCCCAGCTGCCCCAGTGGTACAAGATCTCGCTGTAGCCCTTCGATCCCTTTTCGATCACCATGCTCATCTGGTGCAGTTCCGGGTAGTGCTTCCACATTTCGTCGTTCTTATGGCTGCTCTTCTGCATCAGCTGTTCGGCAATGTCAGAGGCAAAGGTGTACACATCGTCCCAGCTCACGTCCTTATTCAGGGCAATGTAGTCGCTCAGGGCCCGCATTCGCTCTGTAAAGGTCTTGGCATCCAGCTTACTGCCCGTGTCGCTCAGCACGGCCCGCACAATGTCGGTAATGCTCTGGTCGGAGAGCCGCACCTTCCCGCCCAGCTCGCTCACCTGGCGCATCAGGTCGGTCTGCTTGTCCACGTCCCCCAGGGCGGCAGTGCGGGTGGCTTCTGCAGCGTCGCTGTCCACGTCCAGCTGGTATTTCGTCTGCGTCTCTATTTCTGTAAACGGCACACCTTCCATCTTGACGTTTTGCCCATGATAGGATATACTACCCATAGAACCATAGCGTTGCAGTTCGCTAGGCATTTGGAAGCCTAGTGTCCTAAGTAACGCTGTGGTTCTTTTTTTGTTTTCAGAGGTATACAGCACTTCGCTGTTCCGCACAAATCTCACAGGGTCGTTATCCTTGGTATAAGCACTGGTCGCCTTCTGCATATCCTGGATCACGATTCGGTTTTCTACTGGCTGAAGATCCAGCACGCACAGTACGGGTCTGCCATCCTGCGCTTTCACGCTTCCAAACAAAACCAGTCTGGTATTCTGTGAACCGGCACGCCCCTTATTCTGGCTGGAAAGCACCAGAATGGGGTCATCCAAAATTTCCGGAATGCGTTTGATCTCGTTCAACGTCATTTCCGGGTGTTGTTCTAGAATCAGGCTGATTTTATCGCCTTTCATGTAGATGTCATTTTCTCGTGCGCCCAGTCCCTGCAAAGCTTCCGCCGTGCTGCCCAGCACAAAGATTTCCCGGCTGTTTCGTCCGTCACGGTTCCACTCGTCAATGTCCTGTGCATAGCTCGGGTTAATGGAGTATTTTACCTCTGCGCTGCCCTGCTCCTTGGCTCCCCTATTAGGGGAGCTGGCGCTTTGCGCCTGAGAGGTTAATGCTTCCCGGTATTTGCTGCCTGCCTCGGCCTGGTGCTCAAAATAGAGTTCCTGCAGGTCTTTGAGCTGCTGCTCTGTCAGGCTCTTGGCGGCCTTGGCGGCAGCGTTGGTGGGCTCGTTCTTCAAAAAGCGGTTCACGTCAGCAAGCACGGTGTGCAGCAGTCTGTCGATCTTGTCCATCACCTTCCCGATCATCCCCCGGGCCTTGGCGTTCATCTTCGCTTCTGCCGCCTGCTGGCGCACGAAATTCCTAAAGCCGTCCGCCGTGCCGAACACGGTCTCCATGGCATCGGCGGTGATCTCTTCCAGCGCCTGGTTCCAGGTCATCTTCACGCCGCCGTCCTCATACCGGTCCAGATAGCTTTCCACCAGCTTCTCGGTGCTCTCCATGCCGTTCTGCTGCACAAGATAGGTCAGCAGCCGGTCCATCACGGCCTGACCAGTCTCCGGGCTCCACTCGTTCAGCATGTGGAAGGTCTCGTGCATCACGGTCTCGCTGCCCGCCTCACCGGAAAGGTACATTTCGCCCGCCGCAGCCTTGATAAAGCCCCTGGCGTTGTTCTGTAACCCCTCCACGGCCCGGTGGATGGCGGTGCCGCTGCTCTTTGCTCCCAGCTCAATAAAAGCGTCCATGGCATTGGTGCCCTTGCTCACGTTCCGGCCCTTGAAATAGGTGCCAGCGTCCGGGTTGACTGCTCCCTGTCCGCTGCCAATTTCGCTGGTTTTCCGGGCGTTGTAGGCTTCCGCCTCGCCCTGGCCGTAGGTGTAGGCAATGCGCAAGGCATTCTCGCCGGTCTTTCCCAGCGCCAGCACCTGCCGCACGGCACCGCCCAGGCTGTTCATGCCGCCGGTCAGGTTCACCGCCTGTTCAAAACTCTTCACGTCCTGGGTCACGCCCATCCGGTACAGGCTGTTGGCCGCCTGGGCATACACGGCAGCACCCACGCCCTGGGGCATGGCATCCACCACAGCCTGTGCCGCCTTTGTCGTCATCTGCGCCCGGTTCACCAGCTGCCGTGCGGCGGCTCTCTGCTCACCCCGGTTCCAGTCCGCCGTGTCCAGCTGTGCCGCATCCACCCGGTTCTCTACGTCCGCGTAACTGCTAAAGGCTTCTCCCTGAGGGGAAGCTGTCTGCGCAGCAGACGGATGAAGTGTATTCCCGTCCGCCGCTGTTTCCGCAGCACTTTCCACCGTTTCCACGCCGTTTTCCACACGGTTCCCGTTGACGCTGGCCCCGGCAGGTGCTATACTATTGTTGGAAGCTCCCGGTAGTCCTCTGTAGTCGGATTCAACAGATTCGATGTCAGTTCGCCGGGAATCTTCGTTTGCTTTCACAGACCTGTTGCCAGAAGCATCTGCTTCTGCGGTTTCTGTGGGAGCATTTATTTTTGTGGGCTGAATGTCAACCACATCATAGAATACTTCACGGCCGTCCTGTTTGATTGCCGTCAGAACATCCGCATTGTAGTCTTTGGCTCCGATGCGGATGTTTATTTTTCCGCGATTGAACGATTCCGCATTCTTGTGGTTTGCCGGTTCATTCTGAACATTGTCGGATGTAGAGATTACTTCGTCGAGATTGGGTGTCATCCGCAGTTTGTCCGCATAAGTATCTGTATTTGTGCGTTCCAAACCACGGCTATATTTTGAGCGCACAAATTCGCCCCGACCCTCACGGGTGTTATAAATTGTCTGCCCGCCGCGTTCAAAGTCATCCGGGAACAAATCACGGATAGCATCCCGCACCGTGTTCTTCCAGTTTTCTTCCGGCACGCCTTCTAAGAAGTCCCCGTCCACCTGAACAAACTTATTGCCGTCATCGTCCGTTTGAATAGAATATTTAACACTGTTGCCCTCAGCCGCAGGGCCCGCCGCTTTCAGGTCAGCAGAGCCTTTTTCAGTCCCATCAGACTCCACCGACATGCCAAGGGCCCCACTATTAGGGGGGCTGTCAGCGCTCACGCGCTGACTGAGGGGTTCCGGTTCCCGCGCCAGCTCCTCCCGGCGCTGGTGTTCCTTCAGCGCCTGCTCGTATTCGTCCTGAGCGGCATACCGCTCCACGTTGCCCCGCAGGCTGGAATCTCCCGCGTTCATCCTGGAAAGTCCTGTGCCCACAGCGCCGCCCAGTGCACCGGACGCGCCGCCGGAAAGGCCCGCTTCCAGTGCTGTAAGGAACGTATCCTTGTTGAACAGCGTCTTGGCCGCTTCCTGGTCGCCCATCACAGCGTCAATGGCTTTGTCGGCGTAGGTCTCCACAAAGGCCTGCATAGCATTGTCCGCACCGCCGGAAATGGCGTTGGCAATGGCCGGGTAGGCTTCCCGGAACGCCTGATTGCCCACCTGTCGGCGCACCCAGTCCGCAATGGTACCGGCCACCGTGTCCTTGGCGTAATCCGAGCCCATGGTCTTGGCAAGGTCGGCCACACCCACGCTGTTGATGGCCCATCCTGCGCCAAACTTTGCCGTTGCTTTCAAAATAGCTTTTTCCGGGCTCTCCCCCGCTTCGTCACTGGCAGCCATGCTGTCGCCTGCGCCGTGGGCACTCAGCACCGGCAGAACCAGCGCCGGGTTGATGGCACTCACGATCAGGTTCTCAGCCGCGCTGGAAGTAGCCCCGTGGAAGAACCTCCCCACATTGCTCTCGCCTGCCATAGCGTCCGCAGTCAGGTTTTCTCCGGCCTTGTGGGCATCCCGGCCCCACTCATACAACCCTTTCATGCGGTTGCTGTCGTCATCCGCCTTGTCGTAGAGCTCACCACTCCGGATTCGTTCGTGGGCTGTCCGGATGAGCTCCGGGTCACATCCTGCCGCTTCCAGCTGCTCGTCGGTGTAACGCCCGCTCTGAACACGCCGGATCATCTGCTCTTCGGCACTGGCCGTCAGGGCCGGGGACAGTGCGCCCGCGTACTGCCCGATCATGCCTTTGATATTTTCCTTTTTTCCCTCCAGATCGCTTTCCACACGCCGTCCGGCCCGTTCGCCAAGGCTCAGGTTATTGTACGCCTTCATGTAAAGCCGGGCCCGGTTGATTTCGTCCTGGGTGTAGCCCATCTTTTTCAAATCGCTGTCCATGTACCTGGTGTTTTCCGGCACCGGCATTATACCCATGCCGCCCGTGTCCGCTGCCAAGTAGTCCACGCCCGCCGGAAGGTCTGCTGCGCTTACAGCCCCGCGTGGCAGCGTGGGATCTGTCACCAGCCTCGCCAGCTCCCGGTTCCGCTCGGAAGCATCCTTCCAGTTGTTCACCGTGCTGTAAACGTCCATTCGGATACCGTTGTTCCGCTGTTCCCGCAGCTTCTGCACGGTGCTGGCATTCTGCTCCATCTTCTCCGCCGGGCTCACTGTCACCTTCTGCCGGTTCAGCTCGTCGCTCCGGCTGTCCATGGCGTCCGCAAAGCCCAGGTTGTTCCTTGTCCGGTAATCCTCCAGCGCCGTGGAATACAGGTCGGTGCCCGTCTGCTGCTTCTGGGTTTGCAGTGCCGCACGTTTTTCGGCCATTTTTTCCGCCGTCCATGTATTGCTTTTATTGTCCGACACAGAGTTTCCCGTACTGCCAAGGGCCCCACTATCAGGGGGGCTGTCAGCGCTCTTGCGCTGACTGAGGGGTTCTGCCCCGCCAGCAGCGGCATTGGTTTTTTTCTGAAGTTTGGCCCGCTTCTGGGCCATCTGTTCTGCTGTCCATGCCATTTTTGTTCTCCTTACCATCCCATCGCATTCCAGACCTTGGCCGCCACGTCATCATTTATGCCCATGTTGACCAGCCGGGCATAGATCGTATCCGAATCCACCCCTTCTGCACTCCACCCCTTTGCATAGCTCAGGGCGTTGCTGTACGGCATTCCGGTACTCTTACCCGTGCTCCCTCCCGTGGTTCCCCCGGGCATGGCCCACTTGTTCGGATTCGCCAGCGGGGCGATCAGCCCGCTGCCAGTTCCGGTCGCTGCTGTTGTGCCCGTGTCACCGTCCGGCAGCATTCCGGCGCTAGCCAGAATGTTCGCATAGACGCTCTTGGTCGGGTCATCATCCTTCAGGCTCTGATACTTACCCAGCGCCGTCAGCAGTTGGCTGTTTGTCCACCCGCTTCCGCTCTTGCTGGAGCCGCCGGAACTTCTCGAACTTCCTCTGCTCTTCGTAGCTGCCGCCTTTGCCAGCTGGGTCGCCAGCTGACGTTTTGCAATGGTGCCATAGGAACCGGCTGCATTGCTGTCCAGCCCGTACATCTTCAGCAGGTTGGCCGCTGCTTCCTGATTTCCGCTTGCCACCAGAGAAGCCGCGGTGCTCAGAACACCAGCCTGATCGTCCCGGGTCACCGGTGCGCCGTTGTAGTTGGCAAAAGCGTTTGCGTTCAGGCCGTACCGGTTCAGCACGTCGCTGGCCGCATCCCCGGCTCCCTGGGTGTACAGGTTGAACGCCTGCTGGTAAGCACTCAGGGCATCGCTCTGGTCGGTGCGGTTCTTGTTGTACTCCCACTGTTCCCGGGCAAAGTCATTTTCCCACTGCTGCTGGGTGTACCCCTTGTACCCATCGTAGGCTGTCAGGGCCGCCGAGCCAATGTTCTTTACCGTGTTCCAGAGGTTGTTCCAGTAATTGTCGTTCTCGTTCCGGGCCTGTTCGCTCTGGTTGGCAAGGAAATTCTGCCACGCCGTGTGGTTGGCAAAGTTGCTGCCGTAGGCACTGCGGTCCAGCGCCTCGGTGTTGGCCATGCCGGAAAGGGCACTCAGCAGGTCGTTCTGCTGGTTCTGGTATTCGCTCAGTGCCTGGCCTCTCAGGCCTGGTACCGCATTGTCAATGCCGCTCAGCGCCTGCTGCTGGCCCTGCTTTGCCACGCTGTCGGCGTAGCTGCTGCCATACCCGCCCGCCAGCATCGCCGCGTTGGCCTGGGCGTTCTCCGCGCTGGCGGCAGCATTGGCCTGGGCCTGGGCGCGGTACTGCTGGTAGGCTTTGCTGCCGGTGTCCCAGTCGAACCCGCTGCCGATCTGCCCGGTCAGGCTGTCCATTGCGTCCTTGTTCCGGCTCACATAGTCCGCCGGGCGGTTGGCATTCCATTCCCGCTCTTCCTGTTCCGCCTGATTCTTTCTCCGTAAGGTATCAAATAACATGTCGTTCTCCTTTTCTTCTGCCACACACCGGTCTTCAGATCACGGCAAGCGCTTTCAGCACCCACGGCAGCATGCTTGCGCCGACCTGCAAAACGTTCCCCCAGAAGTTGGTGTTGTTCGCATCCTTCTTCTGGTTGGCCCCCACCGCGTTGGCATATTCGGTGTTGGCATTGTTCAGCTGGCCATGGTAATTGTTCAGCTTGGTGTTGTAATCGTTGATTGCCAGCTGTTTCTGCTGCTGTAAAGAGCTCAGCCGGTTGCCCAGGTCACTCTTCCTGGTGGCATATTCGTTGTAAGCCTGGTTGTATAAGCTGTCTGCCACGTCCGAAAGCCCGTTCATGGTGCTCTGGTAGGCCGTCTGCCCGCTGGAAGTGCCCCAGCTGTTGCCGTAGCCGCCGCTGCGGGCCGAAGCGTTGGCGGCAGCGTTCTCGCTGGCCAGCTCCGCACCCCGGGTGTACTGGTTCTTGTACTGCTGGTAAGCCGCGTCCTTGGTGTAATCGTAGGAAAAGCCATCCCGGTTCATCTTGTCCAGCTGGCTCTGCGTGTCGCCGATCTGGCTGTCATACTGGCCCGTCGTGTCCTCCGGCTGCTGTCCCTTCCAGTAATCCAGATTGTTCTTTGCCGTGGTCACCCGGTCATTGCTCTGGGCGTACTGGTAGCTGTTGGAATCGTTCTTTCTGGTTCCAAACACGCCGGTGCTCGCATTCTTTTCGCTGTTGCCTGTAATGCTGTCATACACATCCCCTACCATCAGCCCCACATTGTGGCCCGGGATCAGGTACTCCCACCATTTTCCTCTTGCCATCTTCTCACTGTCTCCTTTCGTCTTCGCATTTCTCTAAGCAGAGCTCCACCTTCGGGGGAGCTGCAAGCAACTACACCGCAGGTGCATTGCGCGCTGAGAGGGTTACTCCACCTTCAGCCCCATGGCCACCAGCTTGTCCCGCATGGTGTCGCTGAAGTTCGTCTCGTCCAGGTTCTGCATCATGTACATCATCTGGTCCCGCAGCTGCATCAGGTAGTTGTTGATGCTTCTCCTGTCCTCCGGGGCCATGTTGTCACTCAGTTTCGGCATGGCGATCTCGCCAAGCCTCGTAATATCTGCCATATAAAATCTCCTTCCTCTAAGCAGGGCTATCTCTTCGGCTCCCCTCCGGCCACCCGGTTGCCCCGGCTCTCTGCCATGCTGAACGCAATGCTCCGCACCGCGATCTGCCCGGTGCCCTTGATCCGCAGCCGCATGGTGTCGTGCCGCTCCGGCACAAAGGGCAGGTTGACCCGGGTGTATTTGTTCAGAACGGCTGCCTGGCCCAGCGTCTCCCAGGCCCCGCCCTCATAGCTGGCCTGCAGCTCCACAACGCTGTACGTCAGGGCATCCACTCGCAGAAACACCCGGTTGATGTACTTGTCCGCCGGGATGTTCAAGCCAATGTCTCCGCTCACAGCTTCAAATGACACCTTCTGTTCCAAATTCGCCTTTGCTGTGTCGGTGTCCCGGTCGGCCTCCCGTTCCGGTTCGGTGGCCCACAGGTTCACGCCGTCCCACTGGTAGAGCTGCCGCCCCGTGGAGCACATTGCCCAGCCGGAAGCATTCTCTTCTGCCGCCGTGTCCTCCTCGTGCCAGAGCCGCCGCTCGGTGTCGTAGACCAGCAGCCGGGTCTCGTTCCGGCCCGGCACCCGCAGATGCAGGTAATACCGGGTGTCCAGCACACCGCCCACCGCCCCGCGCACGTTCATCAGCCAGGTGTTGTCCAGTCCGCCGCTGATCTTCACCGGCAGGCTGCCGTCCCAGGCCATCACGCCGTCAGGGGAAAGGTAGTACAGCACCTCTGCCAGCACGCACATGCTCTTGCTGGCCTGCTTGGCCACGCCCCGGCACTGCACGCTCACCAGCTGATAGTCCGCCGGGCGGCTGCCGTAGAGCTTGTGCAGGCAGTTCTCCTTGAAGAACAGCACATAGCCCATGCAGGTGGCCGCACCGGTAAAGGGGCCGTCACTGCCCACGTTCACGGCGTAACTGTCCGAAGCAATGCCCCGGTAGCTGTACCAGTTTGTGGGGTCGCCCAGCTTGCAGCTGTAGATCACGTTCTCCTCGCTGTTGCAGCCCCATACCCGGTTAGCGTTCTCGGTCACATATTCCAGCCGGAGCACCCGCCGCCGTGCGGTAATGGTGGTGCCGCCCGCTGTGGCGCTCTCGCTGCCGTTCATGCTCTTCCAGGTGGTACCGCCTGCCGTCACGGTAAAGCTGCCGTAATAGCGTGCGCTCTCGGTCTTTGGGCTGCCGGTCAGCACAATGCTGTCCCCGTCCATCTGCTCAATGGTCACCTCGCCGTTCACACCCTCGGCCAGATACTCTTCCACCAGCCCGGGCACCTGCTCCACCGTGATGGTATCCCCCTTCTTGAAGCCCGCAGCGGCCAGCCCGGGCAGGGTCATCTTCACGCTGTTCAAAAGGATCTCCGCCCACTTGCCGCTCTTGGCATCGTACTGTTCCAGCACGTTCACATAGGCTCACTTGCTGGAAGAGGAGTTCTGTTTCAGAAACAGCGTCCCGTCCGCCGGGCCGGAAGGTTCCGTGGTGCCCACGCTGCTCACGGTGTAGGTCTTGCCGCCCGCGTCGCAGGGGGCAATGGTCACCGTGCCGGTCTGGCTCCATGCAGCGCTCAGGGCTTCCAGCTTTCCGGTGGCCGTGTCAAAGCTCTTGGCATCCGGCCAGATCAGGATCTTCGTACCCATGCCGATCATAATTTTCTCGCTGTCCGTCACGGCATTTTCCAGCACGATCTCCCCGCCCGCAGCTGCGGTGGCCACGTCGTCCTCGCTGTCCTCGGTGTAGCGCAGGGTGGTGCCCTCGCACAGCAGCAGACCGTTCAGGTGGTACATCCCGTTGCAGCGGCCCATGGCCCGCATGGTGCGCCGGGGTGTCCGGGTCTGCAGTGCGGGGTATCCCCGGCTGGAAAAGTTCTTCATCTCGGTAAATTCTTCCGAGGAGCATGCATAGCTTTCATTCAGGCCGCCAAAGGCCGTCTGGATGCTCTTCCCCGTCGAGATGCTGTATAAACTCGGCAGTGCCATCTCAGTACCTCCACTTCGTGGCCATCCTGGGCAGGTAGGTGTGCCTGCACCAGGCTGCAAACTCCTGCTGGTTCTCGTTGGCCAGCTGCATCTCGTTGGCATAGCGGTCGGTCTCGCCCAGGGCCGCGTCCATCTGAGCCGCCAGATAGTGGGTATAGTAGCTGTCGTAGGGCTCCGGCAGCAGCAGCTCCGCGTCCTGCCGCAAAAGTTCCTGCTCCCGGTCGTATAAAATATCCGCACCCACGGCATCAAAATCGGTGGTGTCGCTCTTGTCCACCACGCTCTTTCTCAACCCCGCATCCGCCTGCCGCAGCCATAAGATCTTCAGCTCGCGGTCAAACCCGTTGTTGGGCCGCAGCTTGTCAGCGGTTTCGATTGCCTTTCCTACAGTCATATTTCAATCTCCTGTCTAAAATCCTTCTGTCCTCGGGTAACATAACCCCCCAGTCACCTACGGTGACAGCCCCCGCTAATAGGGGGGCCCTTGGCATGGCGTAAAACTTTCCCTCTTTGCCAAGGCCGCCCCTACTAGGGGCGGTGGCATTGCGAAGCAATGACGGTGGGGTTTACCGCCGCCATAGACAAATAACCCCCGGCACAGCGTGTGCCGCCGGGCCGGGGGGATACATCTAAGCAGCTCCGGCCATGCCGGACTGCGCACTGAGAGGGTTAAAATTACGCCTTATTCGCCAGCTCTTCCATGCGGGCAGCGGTCTGGTCGTCCTGTTCCTGGCTGTGGCGGATGACCTCCGCCACCTCCGGGGGCACCTCAATGTTCTTTCCGCGCTGCAACTGGTAGTTCACACCGTTCACGCTCACGAAAAGGTCGCCCTTGTATTTCCCGCCGTCCGAAAACAGCCGGATCGTCTCAGTCTTTTTCTTTGCTTCTGCCATTTTATCGGCTCCTTTCTATTTCCTCTAAGCAGAGCTCCCCCTTCGGGGGAGCTCCACGACATGCCGCCATAGGCGGATGGAGTGGTGAGAGGGTTAGTTTGCCTCAGCCGTTGCGCTGTACCGTGCGCTGCAGCTCTCAATGCGCACCATGTACTGCTCCACCAGGCGCTCAGCGGTCTTGTGTGCCTTCCAGCCCACAGATGCGCGCTGGTTCAGGGGGTCGTCACCATAGCCCAGCTGCTTCACGATGTGCTCCAGGCCGCCGCCCTCGATCTCGGTGGAACCGTAGGCGTGGGCACCCAGGATCAGGGTGCTGAACACAGCCAGACCCGTCGGGCAGCCGGTGCCCTTCCAGATCTTTGCCTCGCTGGTCTCCACAAAGCGCACACCGTGCAGCGTGCCGATCTCGCCGTTGTAGATCTCGTCCGGCTGGGCGTACTTGTGCACATCGATCCAGTCCGGGTCGCGGCGCAGGTCATAGGCCACATAAGGGTGGATGATGCCCACAAAGCTGGTGTCGATGGGGTCAGCGTTCATGGCCTTCAGCTGGGTGGCCGCACGGGCGATCAGGTCGCTGGTCAGCTGGCAGGTCGCGTCCAGGGTGGCGCGGCTGGTCACGGCGGTCTCCGCGCCGCCCTCGCCGATCTTGGGCGCATAGATCACATTGGTGCCGCCCGCCAGCACATCACGCACGATGGTGTCCAGGGTGCGGCCCGCCTGGCTGGCAATGATCTTGGTTGCCTGCAGGATGTTGTTATCAATGGAGGTCAGCTGCAGCGTGTCGGTAATGGGCACCCAGCCGCCGTACTGCCTGACTTCAGCGGTAACGGTGGAAACGTTCATGGTCTGGCCGTCCGGGGTCACACCCTCGGTCAGCGGAGTGGTGGCCTTGGGCAGGCTGTCATACTTGCGGAACTCAATGTTCTTGCCACCGTTGGCCGGAATGGGATACGGGTCGCCGAACTGGTCATGCACCAGGGCAGGCTCTGCCTGGTCGATCAGGCGCTTCTCGTAAAAGGTTTTCATCTCGGCACTCATGCCGGATGCGCCGGTGGTATTCTGGTTCTGGGTGCTGGCCGTTGCAAACATCTGCAGATCCAGCTTCGGGTTCTCGGTTCTGTTGTTCATAGCTTCCTCCTAAAATTTATTTTCCTCTACTCACGGCTCCCCTACTAGGGGAGCTCCGGCATCTGCGCCGCCGTAGGCGGACAGTGCCGGTGAGAGGTTTACAGTGTAATCACTTCACCCCGCATGACCCGCTTCTCCATCTCTTCCATTTCCTTGCGGCTCATGTGGGATACGTCGATCTTGGTCTGCACCGCGCCGCCGGGGCGGGTACCATTCTCGCCGGGCCGGGCATTGCGCTGCTGCATCCGGTTCACCACGCCCTGCTCCACCTGCCGGGCCGTGGCGGCCTGCTGCTGTTTCAGGATGTGATCAAAGTAGGCGCTGCGGTAGGCGTTTGTCATAGAAACGCCCGACCGCATCATCTTCTCCACCTCCGGGTTCGCCAGCACCTCAGCCATGTTGAAGTCGGGATACTGGGCTTTCAGCTGCTCCGCTTCCCGGTCCCATCCGGCCTGCAGCTCGGCAATGCGGGCCTGCTGGGCACGCTGGCGTTCCATCTGCTGGATCATCTGCTGCTGTTCGGTCAGGTGCTTGTTCTGGCTTTCCAGCTTGTCCAGCTCCCGGGCCGTCCTGGTGGAAACGCCCTTCTCCATGGCCAGCTTCTCGTAGTAGGCATCGTCTTTCACCGCGCCGTTCCGCACAGCCTCGGTCAGGGCCACCAGGTCGTTGGCATCCGTGCCGTACTTTTCCTGCAGTGCCTGCATCAGACCCTTCATGGCCGGGCTTGCTTCCAGCCGCCGGGTCGCTTCGGTCACGGCGTTCTGCATCAGCTCCTCGGTCAGGTCGGCATACTCTCCGCGCAGCAGCTCACCAAAGGCTTTCCGCCGCTCCTCCGGGCTCTTGGTCTTGCCTTCGCCCTTCTCCTCGCCGTCCTTGCCCTCGACTTCGTTCTGGTTCTCTGCCGCTTCCTCGTCCAGCTCAGACTTTTCCTCACTGCCAAGGGCTCCCCCCTCGGGGGAGCTGGCGGCGCTCTGCGCCGACTGAGAGGGTGAGCCCTCTTCCCGGCTGCTCCGCTTCAGCACCCCGCTCCGCCGGGCCAGCCGCTCTTCTGCCGGCCGCAGAGCAGGCTCCTGCACTTCCTGGGCCGCATCCGCAGCACTGGCGGCAGCAGCGGCAGCGCCGCCGTCACCGCAGCCCTCAGCAAACAGCTGAAGGTTTACCATTTTCTCCTGGCCGTCCTTGCTTTTGTCCTCATAGTGGATGTTTTCCGGATATCTCTCCGCCAGCAGGGCAAGACCCGTCTTTGCAAACTCCATTGCTGTCAGGTCTGTCGGGAAAATGCTGCCGGTCAGCTTCACCGAAACGCGGGGCCCGGTCGGCTCATTGTAGGCACAGCACTCGGCCTCGTCACAGTCAGCCAGCACATACACCAGCGTCTCCATCAGCATGGATGCACCCGCGCACACGATGTCCTGCCCTCTGGGCGCATAGCCTGCATGGCCGAAAACTTCCAGCCTGCGCACCCGTGCACCAGTGGGCTGGTCGAACTCTACATACTCTGCATGGATCATTCTATCGCTCCTTCTGAAAATCACTTATTCGGATTATTCACATTCATGGCCCGCTGTGCCGCCTGGGTGGCCAGGCTGTTGCCTCCGCCGCCCACCACAGCCCCCAGGCCGTTGGTCGCCGTCTTTGCGGTGGTCTGTCCGCCGCTGCCGCTGCCCGTGGTTCCGGCCGCCTGTGCAGCGGCCCCGGCCATTGCGCTCATGTTGGTGCCGTTCTGCTGGTCAATGATGGCGCTCAGCTTCTGCAGCTGCTCCATGGCCTGCTGCAGCTGGGTGTACAGGGTACCGTTCTGCTGCACCCGTTCCCGCACCTTTTCGATGCCCTCAAAGTCCATCATGTCCAGCACCGCCAGCGCCGCGTCAGCGTTGGCCGGGGCAAACAGCCCCATCTGGTAGCACTCCTTTGCCGTCTCGTTCTGGGAAAGGCGGCTGAAGGTGCTCTTCTTGGCAGCCGATACCGTGATGTCGAACACCGGCTCGTGGCTGCCCAGCTCCACCCCGCCGATCATGTCAACCGGCTGGGGCTGCAGCATTGCCCCGGAGAACTGCACATACTCCGGCTGGCCGCTGTCGCCGGTAATGCGGTAGACCCGGCTTTCGTCGTAGAACTGCCGCATCAGGTCGATGATGAAATAGCATTCCTTTGCAAAGGCCCGGTAAGCGCTTTTCAGCATATCACGGGAGAGCTTCGAGCCAGCCTCCTGCAGCGCCGCAATGGCAGAAGCCGCAGTCAGGCCGCTGGTGGTGCCGCCCTGGGAAACATCCCGGTTGCCGCTGATCTCCTTCAGCTCCGCCACTCTCGCGTCCCGGTAGGTGATCAGGTTGCCCGCCAGCCCCGCTGTCTGTAAGGGCCGCAGGGTCTCGTCCGTCACCCGCCCTGCCGCGTGGACGATGTCCTTGCCAAAATCGGCCAGCTCCTTCTCGTTGATGCCCGCCCCGTCCTGGATGATGTATCGCGCCTTGGCCGAAAGCTTCACGTTCTCGTCCATGGCTGCGTTCATCTCGTCAATGGCGGTCTGGGTGTCCTTCATCACGTCGATGTACCCAAAGCCCGCCGGGCTGTCCTCTTCCACGAACAGGGTGTCGAACACAAAGGGGTACTTGCCGTGGTCGTAGAATCCCCGGTCAGCAAGGGCCGGGTCGTTCTCGCTGGCGTAGAGCACCACGCCGTTGCAGAACTTGCAGTAGTGCAGCAGAGGCGGGCCGTTCTCCCGGGCCTTTTTGTAGTACCAGTCCACCACCACGCTCTTGTCCGAGGTGTCAATGCTCTGGTCGTGAATGTACTTTGCCACTTCCAGCGTGCTGCCGGTGTGGCCTTCCAGCTGGGGGTACTGGGCCTTCAGCTGTTCGTTGTCGGCCACCGCCAGGCTGAACAGGTGGGGGCTGTCCTGGATGTCCATCACGCCGGGCTCCCAGTACATCATCAGCAGATCCATGCTCTTGATGGAGATGTCTCCCACGCCGTTCCGCAACCCCGGGTCCCAGAAGATGCCCTTCACGCCGGTTCCCTGCTTGAGCTTGCGCCACCAGGTGTCGCTGTACACCTGCTCGTATTCTTCCTGTTCCAGCAGCACCGGCAGGATCTTGGAAAGCACCTTGGCGGTCTGCTCGTCGTCCGCTGCCCGGGGCAGCACGTTGGGTTCCGGGTAGTTGTCCATGGCATCCGCGTGCTTGTTGGCAATGCTGTTGAACAGCCACCCGCTGGAAGGTTTGGGCTTGCCCTCCATCATCTCGTTTTTGTAGTTGGCCCAGTGCTGCATCCGGAACCACAGCTCGTTGTCCACGATCCGCTTGTCCAGCGCCGCCTTGCCGGTCTTGTATCTCTGTAACAGCGCCGTGGCCTTCGCCACCTGCTCTGTGCCGATCACGTCGGTCATACTCTAAAAAACCTCGCTTTCTTTCCCAGCTCCAGCGGGTCATCCGGCATGGGCTGCACCGGCTCTGTCCGGGGCGGGCTGAGGGGATTCTCCATCAGCACATACCGGCACTCGTCGTAGATGTGATCCTCCTGGTCGGTGTCAATGTCCTCCACGTTGCTCTCGCTGTATACCAGGTTCGGGATGGTGCGGATAAAGTGCTTGCAGGTGTTGAACACCTGCAGCATGGGCCGCCCGTCCGCCTGGAACGCCAGCCGGTAGTGGAACTGCATCTTGCCCGCCAGCCGGGTGTGGTCGCCGGGAGCCCAGTGCAGAAAGTTCGGGCTCTTTTCCTGCATGGCAGCAATGCTCTCGCCCTGGCTCTCGTTGAAGATGGCCGGGTCGGCCACGCCCAGAATGGTGCGGCCCCGGAGCATTGGGTCGTTTTCTTCGGCTTCCCGGATCATCCTCGCCTGCTTCACAGGGTCAGCCTTGATGCCCTCGTTGGGGGTCCCGGTGCAGCCGTACAGCTCCCGGATGCGGTAAAGCCTGCCCTCTTCGTCCGCCGCATACCACCCCACGGAAAAGGGCTTCGAGTAGCCGAAATCGTACCCCCGCCAGATCTTCCAGTGTCCCGGGATGCGGAACGGGCGGATCACATGTGTCCACCGCTGGTCGTCGTAGTGGGCCGGGTCGTTCTTCCACTCGGTGAACACCTGCCCGGTAAAGCTGTCCCAGTCGCCGTAGAGCAGGGCTTTCTTCTCCGCTTCCGGCAACGCAGCCAGCGTGCCCAAGTAGCCCGGGTCATTTTCCAGCAGGGCCGCGTTGTCAAACACCGTGCTGGGGATAAAGATGCGGGTCCGCCGCTGCATGATCTCCCGGCCGTCCGGGGCCTTGGCCTTTACCATCTGCACCATCCGGGTGCCGGGCGGGGCCGGGCTGACGAATCTGGCCTTCACCCATCCGTGGCCGATGCCGCCAGGGTTGGCCGTGGCCCGGGTGTAGACCCGGGTATCGGGGCCGTTGGGTCGGTTTCGGCTCAGCAGGTAGCTGTACTCTTCCCAGGTGAAATGGGTCAGCTCGTCAAAGCCGATAAAGTCGTAGGCCTGGCCCTGGTAGTTGTACCTGTCCTGGGCGTGGTTCAGGCTGCCAAAATAGATCTTTGCCCCGCTGGGGAAGGTCCAGCAGTGTGTGCTGCTGTTGTACCGGGCTTTTGGGAAAACTGGCTTGTAATACCGCATGGTCTTGTCAATGAGCTCCCGCAGCTGGGGAAACGTCTTTCGGATGATGAGCCCCCGGTAGTGTGGGATCTCCACCTGCCGCAGGGCCTCGATCACCAGCGCGTCGCTCTTTCCGCCGCCTGCGGCCCCGCCATACAGCACTTCGTTCTCGGTGCGCTGCATGAACCGTGCCTGGGCAGGCTGCGGCGACCAGATCACCGGTCTGCCGTCACGCATCCTCTGTGCCGCCATCCACTTCCACCTCCTGCCGGCCGTCCGTCTCACTGGCTGCCGCGATCTCTACCATCGGCGGACCGCTCTCGCTGTCGGTGTTCTCCGCTGGAGCCATGGCAGCAGCCTTTTCGGCCACTTCCATCAGCACCTTGGCCACACCGGCCGCGTTCTTGTCGCTCATCACCCGGCCCTCGTACCGCTCCAGCTCGGCATTTAACAGGTTCCGCTCGTCCTCGTAGAGCCGCAAGTTCCGGGTTCCGGCCTCTCCATACACCACAAGGCCGGTCTCGGTGGCATCCGCCAGCTCCTCCGGGTCGTCCTTCAGCAGGGTGCCCACGGCAAAGTCCCGGGCCCGGGTGTCCTCGTCCAAACGCCGGTGCAGCCTCTCCGTGATCTGCGCCGCCCGCTGGCTCTCAGCGGCCCGGCCCTGCAAAAAGGTCACCTGTGCCCGTACGCCCAGGCTTGCCCGGATGGCGATCTCCCGCGCGGCTTCCTGCCGGGCCTTTGCAAAGGCATCACTGCGGCCTGCCTCCTCGCTCATCCAGCTGCGGATGGTCGATTCCGGCACGCCGTACTTCTTCGCCACGGCGCAGATGGAGTTGGAGCCCAGCATGGCCATTACCACCTCTGCCCGGAACGCCGCCGGGTATTTCTTTCCCCGCTGCTTCCCGGCCACCGTGTTCTTGCAGTACGCCCGCTTCTTCGCCATGCTGTCACCCCCCATTGGCGCATTCCTACACTTGGCTCCCCTACTAGGGGAGCTGTCAGCGCCCAAAGCGCTGACTGAGAGGTTTGATTTTCAAATCCATGCGCCCCTTTGCAAATAGCCTATCACGTCTCGCCCGCTCAAAATACCCCGGACATTTGCCCGCCGGGCAGCAGCCCTGCATCCGCTGCACACACTGCCACGGTGCTCAGAGCTTCCAGCTCTTTGGTGTAGTAGGTCGTCCGCCCCACATACAGCCGGGCGATCACCTTTTCCTCGGGCAGACCTTGCAGGTAGCGCAGCCGCAGCAGCTGGGCGCATACCGGGTCATTGCGGTCGTACCAGGCCAGCACCGCCCCGATCACCTGCGCCCAGGCAGCACAAACAGACCCCTCGCCATATCGGCGCAGAGCCTGCCGGGTCGCTTTCTTCTGCTCTTTTGTCACCGCCCCACCTTCTTTTCGCATGGGTATAACGCGCAAAATACCGGTGTTTTATCTGTCAGGTGCGAAGAATCGCAGCCTCCCGCCGACGCAGGATCACATAGCATTGCGGTTCCAGCCGTTCCCAGCCGGTTCCTTCCCGCTTCGGACTCTCATGCAGCCCGCCGGGCTCCAGCACGATGCACTTTTCCATCTTCCAGCCGGGAAACCGCTGCTCCCACCACTTGGCATCGTTCTGCTTTTCCCCGCAGGCGGCCCGCAGCTGTTTCCGGCTCCACCTGCCATCGTTGGGGGCCTGCTCAATGGCCGGGCGCAGGTTGGCCGTTTCCACCCACAGCCGCTCCTTGTGGCCGTAGAGGTAGCCCACCGTGCCGTATTCGCCCTGCCCGCTCTTGCCCAGCAGCTTTTTCATATCGATCCGATCCACGTTCATGGTTCCCAGCGGCTCAAACTCGTTGGAGCCGGGGATACGCCGCCGCCACAGATCCTCCAGCATCTCCCGCCACTCCCGGCGCTGGGCCGCGGTCAGGCCCGGGCATTCCGCAAAACCGTGCATGTGCAGCCGTCCTGCTTCTCCCTTGCGCACCGCCACCAGCATCAGGCGGATGTCCTCCCGCCTTGCCCCGAACCGCTTGCAGGTGGCCGCCATCACCCGCCGCTTGTAGTTCTCCACGTCTCTCCGGCAGGCCAGAATGTCCTCCGGCAGAAATGGATCCTCGTATGTACCGGTCAGGAACATTCCCGCCGGACTGAAATTGGTCAGCGCCTTTCTCTGGCGCTTGCGCAGGGAAGCCATTTTGTTCTTCGCCTTCTGCCCCTCGCTGGATTCCTTCCGCTTCTTGCCCCGGCCCCGGTGTTCCTGGGGGATGATGGAGAACACTCCGACTGCCATGTAGTCATCCCCGCACTGGTATTTTTTCTCTCGGATGTAGTTACAGCGCATCCCGGTGCCCTCCTGCTGGCTTTCACTTTCTGCTGATATTCTCTTTCCCGTGACCCCACCGTCACAGAAATAACGGGTATACTAGCTCCCCAAAGAGGGCCCTTCCCCCTCTTTCTTTATAAAGGTATTATGAAACGTAACGGATACGGTGGACGTGTCAGGTCCATCGTATCCGTTGCTCTTCATAATAGATCAAGGTGTTTAAGGTGTGGCGGGCTTTCCTTTTTCCGCCCAGTATCCGTAGGTCAGTTCCGGCTTTCCAATTTTCCGGGCCTTCTCGTTGTAGATCATCAGGTCGTGCACGTCGTAGGCCAGGGCGCTGGGGTCGATCACGCCGCCAATGGGCTTGCGCTTCACCTTTGCTGGCTGATCCGGCAGCTTCATGGGGTGCCGGATCCGTTTCTGGCACAGCTCCATCTCCATCCGCGTAACGCCGCCGGGCTTGTACACGCCGCCCCGCTTGCGGTAGCACTCGTGCACCGTGCCCTCGCTGCCAAACAATCCCTTTTCCTTCAGCTCTGCCGCCGTGCCCTTGCCCAGCAGGGTGCCGTCCGCACCGTAGCAGCTGTACACCCGCACCATCCGGGTCTCGGCCCGCTCGTCCGCGCTCAGGCCCTCTGCCCGGGCCCTCTCCACCCGGTCGTCCTTGGTGCTCTTCCGCTCCATCTTCCACCGGTAGTTCTTCGGGCTGGGGTTCTTGCACTTTTCCAGATTATTCCAAACACTGCTCAGCTTGTTCACATCGGGAAAATATCCCTGCTCCACCAGCTCCACGCTGGTGCCCTTGGCCACCACCTCGCCGGTGTCCCAGTCCATCAGGGTGTATACCCATCTGCATCCACTCTGCATCTTATCGTCCTCCTTGATCCTTGGCTCCCATATCAGGGGAGCTCTGCAAGGCGCTGGCATAGCCAGAACGCAGCGGTGAGAGGTTGCTTCCGGTAGCCGCTGCCATGGCATCCGCACATTTCTGCCGAACACTCTCTTCGTTCAGCACATTCAGGCTCTGGCGGCAGGCCTTGCGGCCCGCTGCCATCATCACGGCCCGCTTCAGAAACTCTGTTTCCTGCTCCTTGTAGCTTCGGCTCAGGGTCTGCACTGTCTTTTCATCGTCCACGTTCTCCACCACGATGTCCTCAGTCTGCAAGGCATCGCATGCGCAACGCCGCAGCTTTTCCATGGCCACGTCCAGCCCGTCCGTCTTGCCCCACTCATTCAGCTGCTCGTAGTTGTGGCGCATCTCTGCATACAGCCGGTTCAGTCGGTCTGCTCCAAACCCCAGCTCCTGCACACAGGCCAGCGCCATCAG